TGGGAAATAAAATAGATTGTTAGACTATACAGTAAAACTCAATACTTAATTTTATTCTTATTAATAAACTTACTTAACAACTGATCCAACTCTTCTTTGGGGTTGGATTTTTTGTTGCTGCCTTTCACAAATACATTCTTGAAATAGACTATCGATTTAATTGAATCCTTACCATTATCTCTACGCCATTGTATAGTATTACGACACTTAGATACGATGTGATCTTTGGTAAATCCTAACGCCAACCATTTATCAATTAATATTTCATGCTCTACTTTATGCTGGGCTTGATGACCATAAATTTCTGATACTATTTTTTTGAACTCATTCATAACTTGCCTAGATATTCGGCTAGGTTTTTTTTCATCCATAGTCTTTGCTCCTATCTCGTAACTCGGTGGTATATTTTCAGCAATCTCAGATTGTACTTCGCTAGTTTGTACAGATAAAGCTGTATCCTCATCAATCTTTTCATCAAAGACCATGTAATATTTATTACCTTTCAAGCCTTTATGCTTTTTAGCATAGCGTATATAATCCCATTGCAATAACAAATTAATATGGTGGCTTACTGCTGGTCGGCTTATGCCTAGATGCTTACTTAATCTAGATTGACCAACCCAACATACACCAGCTCTATTTGTATACATAGCTAGACAACAAAACACCAAGAAGGTTGTCGGATATTGTTTACTTCTTTTGTCAGCTACTCGTTTACTAGGGATCACACTCCAAATGCTGGGAACTTTTGGGTTGCCATTTGAGTATTTGTTTTCTGCCATTAGTCATAATATTTTGACGTAGGTTTATTTAGTATTTCATCAAAGTTATATTTACCCTTCGCAATATTCCCAGATACTGTATCATCTTGTTCTTTGCTCCATAGATACGTTGCGATAGCCTGATAGACTATAGAATCTACAAGAGAATCTTTTGTGGGATCGGTATCAATTCGTGCCTCTTTTAATGCCACCATAATTCGTGCTGATTCAAATGGTGTTATCTTTTTATCAGTAGATATTGACATACGTCTTGCCATTTTTTTAAACATATCATCCACGCTGCCATACATATCCCCACGTTCTTTAAACATTTTAATTGCCTCGCTCAACACTTGCTCAGGATTTTTAATGATCGGTTTCATGTAACTTTGCTCCATTAATTAATGTTTGTAACTCTTTAGAATTGCTTTGAAGTTTGGTCCGTAATGGCAATGCCATCTCTAACATATTCTGCACGAGACCTACCCTCGATGTCCTTTCATTTTGTGCTTGGTGATCTATGCGATCAACCAATTCCACAGGTAATTTTAATAAACATGGTTTTAAATTTGTCATTTTTACTCCTTATATATATATTGTGTATTGACATAGGATACATTATAGATTATTAATAAGGGTGTCAAACAATATTAAATAATATGAAAGGAAATATAATGACAAAAGAAACTATACCACTAAAGCTGATAGTTAATCAGTTAGAGAATGATATCAATGCAGATATGGATGACCTAGGCGATCAGTTCTATGAGAAACTTAGGGAGTTCAATGAAGCGTGTGAACAACTCAACAAGAAACTAACAGAACTTAAAGGAGGTTTATAATGAGTAGAGAATTATATTGCCCTAAATGTAATAATGAATATTGGGGAGAGTATCAAAATGCAAAATGTGATTGTGGACATACATTTACAAAAGAAGAAAAAGACATTGTATTAGGTTATGACAAAACAATTAACGACAATGTAATATACTTAAAATATGCCATGAATCAAGATTGATATTAAAAAATAACGCGTTTCAAGAGCCATACAGTAGGGGGAAATAGTTTTTATGATATAACTATACCCCCTATTTACATATAAAATAGATTGCTACGTGCATAAATATTTTCAGGGTTTCTGTTTTTATGTTCATCAACACAACCACAAGGGCAACCTTCATTACCCAACCATTCCAAAACTTCATCTAACAATTCTTCTTGAGCACCAAAACTTTCAGTAAAATCCTTTGGACTATTATGATAGGCAAGGCCTCCATTCCTATGATGATTAGGACATAATGGTATAGTTTCAAAATGTGTAGATCTACGACCAATACCACTTCTGCTTTTTATGTGATGTATTTCTGCGGGACTATCGTAAATACCAATCTTAGCACAAGCAATGCAGCCAAGATCTGCTACTGCTTGTAAGTGTTTAGTTTCTTGCTTGGTCTTTGGTTTAGCCATAGTGTTTTCTTTCTATAGTATTGTTGATCATATTTGTTTTCCATTTCTCAAAGTTTATTTCAACGATACGTTTTTCCCATGCCCATTTTAGTTCTTCTTCTATAGCATAGCCTAATGCTTCTATGTGAGTTTTATATTTATCGTCTGCTCTTGCCTCACGATCCTGCCCTGCAACAGTTTTTTCTCCTGCTAACATATATTTTTTCATCAGGTCTGCTAACAATATCTGCCTACCATGTTCCAAGATTGTTACTTTTCTTTTTGCTTGGGCATGATTTTTGCCTATCTCACGTAAATTATTTAATTGATTTTCTTTACTAATATCTTGCATAATCTCCTCCTTTAGCTTTCTTGATTTGCAAATGCTTTATAAAACCTTTTACTTCATCATCAGCTGGTCTAGGTAATACCTTTTTTGAATGTGGCCAATGACCAAACTTTTTCCTGAAAGTGTAACTTGCCCAACCTTCTCTATAACCTTTTTGTTTTGCGACATACAACAACTGCGCATACCAATCATTTTTGTTATCTAATTTGACAATAGTTTTTTTGATCTCAACTAACCTACCTTGCTTTACTAATACTTTCTTATCAATATCATTCAGTACGTAACCACAACTAGGACACTCCCTATTACTTCTTGTAGGTTTATAAACAGTCTTACATTTGACGCAAGTGAATGGTTGCCTTTCTATTGGTGTATTTTCTCTTGGCTCTCTGACATTAATTTTATCTTTTGTTAGTTCCCAATTTGGTTCATCATCTGGGAAACCATGTTCATATACACAACCTGCATGGTCTAAGATAAGTGTATCTTCTTTATCATCATAAGGTCTAAGTGAACGACCAACCATTTGCAAATACATACCATAAGATTTAGTTGGTCTGGCAAGGATCACACAAGATACCTTGGGCATATCCCAACCTTCCGTTAGCACTTGGCAATTAGACAAGACTGTAATAATACCTGCACGTAGATCATGTAGGACTTGCTCTCTTTCAAGTTCCTCCATTTCTCCGTCTATATGGCCACATGGTATATTGTTTTCATTAAATATTTTTGCAATGTATTTACTGTGCGCTATAGAAACTGCAAAGATAACCGTTGGTCTATCGTAAGCATGATGAATCCAATGCGTAACAAGATCCCCTACCAACTTAGGTGTATTCATCTTTTTATTTAATCCACGTTTCTCATAATCCCCTGCCATAATACGCAGATCATTCAGGTCTGGCAAAGTTGGTGCAATAATTCTAGTAGGCACTAAGTAGTTTAGTTCTGTAAGTTCTTTAATGTTGCTACACTCTACTAATTTGTCATAGACACTAGCTAATCCTTTACCGTCTGATCTACATGGTGTAGCAGTCAAACCAATTATGTATGCGTCTGGATATTCTTCTATTAATTTTTTAAATGATATTGACGCACTTCTATGCGCTTCATCAATAATAATTAATGTAGCCTCTGGTTTTCTAAAAGTTTCTTTTTTATTACGAATAGTAAAAGTTTGTATGCTAGCAATCTGCACTCTTGCTCTTGGTGTTTCTGTTTTACCAGACATAAGAACACCATGATTAACATCAAAGTCATGCAACTTTTTACTGCATTGCATGATCAATTCTCTCCTATGGGCAACGAATAAACACTTGTGGCCTTTATTAAGTGCATTGCTTATCAGCGCACTTGCAATTACAGTTTTGCCACTACCAGTTGGTGCAACTAATAGTATTTTTTTATTTGTATATCCTGCTTCTCCTAAATCATTAAGAGCTTTTTGTTGGTAATCACGTAGGCGCATATCTTCTCCATATATCATTTAATTGAAACATCACTTCTCTAGGGTTTTCTGGTGGGTTACAAGCATTAGCGAATGCAAGTGCCTCATTCCTTGCAAAATCAATGGTTTCCCCACGTAAACGCATAGAGATTAACATCCTTACAAGTGTTTCATGTCTGTTACCTTTTGGTGCGCCATGTATAACACTTCTTGGTTTATAATCAGTACTTCTTGGGATCATACGACCAACGATCATCTTATTCTTTGGTCTTTTCAGTTTAAGTTTATCACGTATCTCTGCCATATGGTATGGTTTGTTTGTGTTATATTGATCAATAATCTGTATAGGATATGGATCGTGTTTGTTATGATAAAATCCTGCAACTCTCATAACTCGTGGTAAGTCTTTTACGACTGGATCACTCTTGTATTTCGTTGCAAGTGCCTCCTGATATAAATTATAACTTTCTAATGGCATATCATCCACCAACCAATAACAATGATATTTTTTTGGCGAAGTGTTTACAATTAAATTTGGCTGCAACTCAAAACTTTTAGGTAATGGTGTACCATCTAAATCAATAAAAACAGAACGTATAGCTTTTATATTGTTTGCTGTTCTACCTTTAAGATCTGTTTGATTTACTGTAAAAAATACACCTGCTCCTCTGCGATTAAGTTTCCATAGCTTATCTATGTGTTCTTCTAGTGTGCCATGAAATTGTTTTATCAATACACGATCTAATCCTTTATCGCCAAATGTTTGGAAACTATGGTGCGTTCCAAAACTGTCCATGAATTGTGCATACTGTTTAGTCTTGTCGTACATCATCTTTTGCCCACCTTATCTCTGCTCCTTTTTTACCTGCGTTTTGTTTCTTCATCCTGTACTCTGCCTGTCTATGTCTTTCTTCTTCTGCTTGTAGACAATATATATATCCACTTCTTTTGTGGAATAAATGTTTCATGTTAGGCCATGCCTTCTTGATAACACTTGGAGTTGTACCACAATACTTTGCTAGTATCTTATAATCATATGGCAACTTTATGGCTCTCCAACAATGTGAATACAATAATATGTATATACCTTGTTGCTCCAAAGTCATTGCCATTCTACTTGGATCACTAATCCAGTCATTCGCATAGAATTGAAATGCAGGTGCTTGTTCTTGTGTGTATGTTTTTTTCATTGCCTCTCCTAACACCAAGACTAATGAAGTAATTAACCTATGTCAACAACTTTCGATTAGTAGTATTAAGTTATCCTATCTTGTACGAAGATGAAGTTGAAGATGAAGATGAAGAGCTATAATTTGTTAATGGCAAAATCATGTCAAAGTCATAGCAAATCGATAGCAGTGCCATACACATAAGTCATTGTAATCATTGAATAAATATTATTTTGTTGACTTTAGTTAACCTTTAGTGCTAGAATATACGTGCTACTAATTTTGGTAGCGTGTAAAAATGGAGGGCCACATGCCTAGATCATATCTAGGTTATGTTAACCACCAATTTACATCTTGTGCTTGGCAACAAGTATCCCATGAGGATGCTGTTACTGAAGCTGTACGTAGTTACGTCAGTCAGTGGTCTACAGAATTTGAAAGTGGACAACTTGACTGGACTGTACTACCAGTCTTTGTACTGGACGACAGCAAATTTGACAGTATCCATTGGAAAGTTTACGGTACTGAAGTCCGTAAAGATCTGGGTAACGGATCTAACGTGTGTCAAAATATAGAAAGACACGGATGGACTAAATACACCGTAACTATTCCAAAAATGGGAAGATGTAAAAAGGCTAACTACAACGCGCCTTGTTATACTGCAAAGTTAAAGGTAGCGTGCTTGCAAGCAATGAATACTGCTTGTGTTGTTGAAGCAAAGGACAACACACAGTTAGAAGAGCGCTTACAAGACAAAGTAGTTAGCATGTGTTAACATAACCCCAAGCATGGAGGGAGGTTTCGGCTTCCCTCTATGTGTTTATTGACAATGCCTCAATTAGATCTGGCCTCATGTACTCCAAGTCATAATCGCCCAAGTGTGCAATCTGATAAGCTCTCAATGCTGGTATAACTTCCCACTTAGAAACAGCAGGGTGGCTGATGTTCAAGATCCTAGCTAAATTTCTCCCACCATATTTTGACACAATCTCTATTTTGCGCTCTTTAGCTATTTCGTATAAATTCATATGTTCTCCTTTTTTATTAACCGTACTTTATTTGTTAATTAAAGTCAACTAATGTATTGACCGTATGATTAATAAATGTTAATAATATTAGGATAAATAGTAAATATAAAAAAAGGAATTAGAATGAATATAATAGCAAAAACAAATGACGGAGAAACAAAGTACCCACAAGTAGAAACTGGTGTTCATAAAGCAAGGTGCGTAAACGTAATAGATCTTGGAACACAAGAGAACAATTACGAGAACCAAATATCTTTCAAAAGACAATGTATGATTATATGGGAAGTGCCTGCAAAAAAGAATGACATTGGAGAGCCACTAACTATTAGTAAATTCTATACGTTATCATTACATGAGAAGTCAAACCTTGGCGCAGATCTAACTGCATGGAGAGGTAGGCCTTTTACAGAAACAGAGAAACGAGGTTTTGATATTACTAATTTATTGGGAGTGCCATGTTACTTAAACGTCATGGAAGGTAAGAATGGCAGACCAAGGATTGCTTCTGTTATGCCACTACCAAAGGATGAGAAGATAGACGATCAGTTTCATCCAGACTTAATGTTTTCTGTAGACGAGTATCAAAAAGGTAATAGAGAAACATACAATCAATTATCAGAGGGAATAAGGAATATCATTATGCGCTCCAAAGAATTATCAGGTGGGCATGATATGGGAGATGGTGGTAATAGCCAAGAGCCTGACCTTACCAATGACGATCAAATTCCCTTTTAACGAATTTCCCACCTAACAAATTTTATTATTAACCATAAGTGCAGACTGGTGTTAGGTGGGGGATACCCCATGCAGGAGATAAAAATGATACTTACAAATAAACAAAAATTACCAACTGCTATAGAACGTGCAGTAATAAACGATCCTTATGATGCGCAAGGTAGCGACATATCAGCTACACGATTATTAAAACCACCACGTATACGTGTATTAGAACAACGGTTTTGGGAAGTGCTAGAGGAAGATGTTTCTGATAGGATCTGGTCTTTGCTAGGACAATCAGTTCATCACGTTATAGAACGTGCAGCAGAAGGTACAGAAGATATAACAGAACGTAGAGTGTTTGTTAATAATGACATGACAAATGGTTGGACTTTATCTGGCACGTTTGACTATCTAAGTAAAGACGGATCACTTATAGATTTTAAAACAACCTCTGCGTGGTCAGCAATGGATGCCTTGACTAAAGGCAAATCAGAATGGGAAGCGCAACTTAATATACTGGACTGGCTAATACGCAATACCAAAGACAAAGTTCCTATAAAAGTAAAGTCATTGTCTATTATGGCCATACTGCGTGATTGGTCTAAGTTAAAAGCTATGACTTCAGAAAACTATCCTAAACAACAAAGTGTAATGATCCCTATAAAAAAATGGACTGCAAAAGAACAAGACATTTATGTTGCAGAACGTATTGCATTACATCAGCAAGCAGAAAAAATAGAAGAACCAACTGTGTGTAGTCCACAAGAAAGATGGCGCAAAGAAGATCAATATGCAATTATGAAAAATGGTCGTAAGTCAGCTTTAAGATTGCTACCTACACTTGCAGATGCTAAAAAATATTTAGAAGATAATAACATGAAGGAAGGCAAAGGTTGTCTTATTGTACTGCGCAAAGGAGAAGATACACGTTGCGCTCATTACTGTAATGTAAACAAGTTTTGCTCTTACTGGAATAACGTGGTGTTTTAATGAGTTTTAAATTAACAGAAGATAAGATAGTTGCAGCCATTATTAAACGTGCAAATGATCGTGCCAATGAAGGCATAGTTACGTACGGAGATACAATGGATGACGCAACAAAACCAACAGTTGATTGGATAAAAGATACGCAAGAAGAACTATGGGATGCTATAGTGTACTTAGAAAAAGTAAGACAAATACTTAGTGAACAGGATCTTTAGCTAGATACACAAGAATTACACTATCGCATTTAGGACATGAAAGATTTGTTTCCATGCTATAGTTTTCATCTTCTTCTTCTATGTCGTGATCTCCACCCCAGATTAACTCTGTGTTACAATGCCAACACTTCATTTTTTCTTTGCAGTTTTAGCTGCCCTTCTGAAGTTAGCATTAGTTGGAGCGCCTTTAGCACCTTTTTTTCTCATTTTTTCTCCACTACCTGCCGCTATTCTTTTACGTTTTGCGTGAATGTTTGAGTACAAACCAGTTTTAGCCATGTTGTAATCCTTTACTTATTAAATTTACCTTCGTACTTTTCAAATATGTTTAACTCATTTGCTAGTTGACCTAATCTTTTAAATTCTGCATCTGTTTTGTTTTCTTTATTTAAAAGAGATTCATATTCTTGAAATTTCTGGCCACTTTCTTTTTGTTCTTTTGAAAGTGGAGCTGTTTTACCGTTAAAATCATATGCGAGTTTAGGATCTATATACATTCCAAGAGCAGGGAAAGATCTAGGTCTAGTAATATTTCTTAAAACTTGATCAGGTGAATTACCATTTATAAAACCTTGTTTATATACATCAGCCATAACACTACTTCTTCTTAGATTTCATTATCGCTTTTTTTAAAGTTGGCGGTAATGTCTTTTGTTTTTTAGTCATTTTATTTTTTGGTGGTCTACCTTTAGTAGATCCATAAGTTCCTTTACCCATTGGCATATTAACGTACCTCCTTGTTATTTTTTAAAATCAATGTTAGTATATCATATATTGAAAGGAGATCAATATGAATAGATGCGTGCTGGTAATAAGTGATCTTCATATTCCTTATCACCATAAAGATAGTTTTGCTTTTTTAAAAGAAATTAAGAAGCAATTTAAAATTGATTTTGTAGTCAATATAGGAGATTTGCTTGATTTTCATGCCATAAGTTTCCATGAAACAAACCCTGACTTACCTTCTGCTGGAGATGAATTAACCCTAGCAAAAAATTATATCAAAGAATTAGAATCAGTATTCCCTGATGTAACAGAAGTACACAGTAACCACAGCTCTCTAGTTTATAGACGAGCTATCAAGTATGGTATGTCTGCACAGTTCCTTCGGCCATACGGTGAGTTCCTTGGTACAAAGAAATGGAAGTGGGTAGATGATCTGACCTTAGAATTAAGTAACGGTAAGAGAGTTTACTTTACACATGGTAAATCAGCAGATGTTATTAAGGTATCACAAACTATGGGAATGAACGCAGTACAAGGACATTTTCATACAAAATTTAATATCCAGTATTGGGCAAACCCAGATGATCTGTATTGGGGAATGGCTGTTGGTTGTTTAATAAATCAAAAATCAATGGCATTTGCGTATGCTAGAAACTTTAATGCTAGATTTGTTTTAGGTTGTGGAATTATTATTGATGGAATACCAAGACTTCTCCCTATGGTGCTAGATAATAATGGCGATTGGATTGGTAAAATAGTTTAACCACCTAGTACAAATTCATTAGGTTCTAACAACACCATTGGTATGTCATGTTTTTTGGCATAGTCTATTTCTTGTTGTACTCCATCTGAAATATCCCATCCATCAATCATCAACACATATAATTTATTTGCTACTGACAAATAAGGTAGATCATACTTCATCCATTCTGATGTACTCATTTCTATCCTGCCATATTTTTGTATTGTGTGATGATGGGTAATAGGACTGTATACATTGATACCGTTTTTAAACAACTCCCAAGCAGCACGAGTAACCATGCCATATCTTTGCATCCTATAATATTCTGTATCGCTACCACCTAAACTATAAGGAGCAGCTAAATAACTTATAGGTTTTGTATTTACCACTTTACTTTGTTTGCCCAATACGCAGCAGAGCTTGGGCCTTTGGAAATATTTTTTGCGTGCCTTGCTTTAAAAGATTTAGATCTAGCTGTATTAGTCTTATCACCTGTCTTGCCTTGCTGTCCAAATCTTATTGTTTTAGTTTTGCCACCTGTTTTAGCAACAACAACATGGGATTTTGTTTTATGATTAGGTGTTCTTTTTGGTTTGTTATAACCACTAACCCCTGCATTTTTAAGTTTGCTATCTTTTTTAGGCATTTTAGAATACTAATATTAAAAATAGCCCTACAACAGCTAGCGCAACCCATACAGCACGTTTGTATTTTTTGTAACCACAGCCACATCTTTCTACAAACAGGCTACTCACACCTATCCCTAGTGCGATATTTTTTAGTTTATCTAACATTAAACTCTCCTTTCTATAGTTATATGTCCAGTTTTCGTAATCTCCATACATTATCTCAACATGGGATTACTGTTTTGTAAATTCATGTCCTCGTATAAATTATCAAGTAAATCTGTACGTGTTGAAAGTACATCAAGATTGTTTTTGTTCTTACCAATATCTTTTTGCACTTCACTAATCCTATCTAATACTGATTCATAATTAGAATTAATTTTGTTATTAATATCTGTTAAATCAACAGTCTGGTTTAAAACATATTCTTTTGATTCAAGATCTACAATCTTTTCTTCCAACACAGATATAGTTGTAATGAGTTGCCCATATGTAGCAAAGCCACTACCGATAGCTCCGATTACTGCAATTAGGGAAACTATCCCTGTAAGGTTTTTTTTCAATCCATCCATTTCATGTTCCTTAATTTATATTGTAGTTTAAATGTTTGCTTCTGGTTTTCCTGTATACTATTGTTATATTTGGTTAGTAAATCGTTAGCAACATAAACTACATTTGGATATATATCACGACTATCAGTATAACTTATTTGGTCTGGATATAAAACAACATTGTCGTAAAAATTACTGTCTTGTAATACTGGTTGTGATTTTACCATTTCATCAAAAAATAACTGATCTATTTTTACAACTAGATCTAACCCAGTTAATGTTATTGTGGCAATAGTATCTTTAATATCAAGTTCTACAAATTTAGTTTCAACTTGTGGTGATTCTGATTCTTCTGTTATAGTTTCTATTTCTTCAAGATCTGGTTCTTCTTCTGTAATAATTTCTTCCTCAATTATTTCCTCTATAACTTCTGGTTCTTCTGGCATTTCTTCAATAATTTCTTCGATTAATTCATCTACCATTTCCTCTGACATTTCTGGCATCATAGTTTCTATTTCAGATATAATTTCATCTCTCATTTCTTCCATACTCATTGGTTCTTCAATAAACATTTCTTCACTAAAAAATATTGAATCTTCTTCCATAAACATTATCTCTGGTAATTCTGTTGGTTCTTCTGGCAAAAAGATTACACTAGGTTCTTCAAAAATAAAATACTCATTGAACAATAATTCTTCTTCTTCAAATATATCTTCCATAATAAAAAAATCTGGTTCACTAAACTCTTGTGTAAAAGATTCCTCAAAATCATCTAGCCATAAAGACAGATCATTTGTTGTGGATAAGTCTATGCTAAAAGGTTCGTAGTTTACTACAAGGTTAGGATCTTTAACATCAGCGGCATAGTGATTATCATTGTTTTGTGCAGGAACAGAAAAACCAAACCTTGCTGTAATGTCATAATCACTAGCTGGATTAGTAATTATAATGGTATTAGTTGGCGAAGTTTCATACCCACAACCATTCCAACTACCACAACTACCAGACATGGTAATAGTATTGCTATAGGTAAGGCCATTAGAATCTGTTATTTCTTGTGTTAAATCTACTGACTGGCTGTATTGATTCCAGAACCAGACCTCTGCATTAAACTCTGTAGACGTTACTCCTTGGATTTGAACAGGCGAGAGATGATCCGATAAGGTAATAGTTTGTTCACGATATTCGTCATGGACACCAGCAAGTATGCTACTGCCATGAAAGTGGTCATTAGTGCCAGTCCAATCATCCATAAAATTATTAGAAAGTACATTGTTAGAAACGTCTGCATTTGTTTTTGCACTTGCAACTAATATTACAAACAAGGAAAGGAATAAGTATACCCAGCATTTCATTTATTTAGCTCTGTTGTTTTGGTTTTCTAAAGCTTTAACCTTGGATTTTATTTCTTCTCGTTCTTTTTGTTCAATAACATCAGGTCTAAGATCGCTGTACTTATACCACAAACGAGCAGCCTCCTTACCAATCTTACCCTCAAATGGGCAAATTGTGCCTGCCATTTCCATAGCGGAAAAAACTCTAGGATCTTGACATAAAATAGCAATCCCAGCAACCTTCATATTATGAACAGTTGCTAGCTCACGAGCTAATTTAATGCGAACACAATTTTCGTCAATAGCAGAAGAAGAAGAACTAAATCCAAATACACTAGATTGCAGTCCCATAGAGCTACCTAGGTGGCAAACATCTATGCCTGAACTAGTAGGAGGAGCAGAAGCAGTTGAAACATTCGGATATGATTTACTGTTACTGTTGGTTGTATTGTTAGTGGTAGATGTAGTAGTGCTATCACTACCAGATTGGTACGTTGTGGATGAACTCGAGCTATATCCTCCTGAAATAAGTGTATTATCACCACTCACATTATTATTATCATCTGCTAATGTTGGTGTTATTGTGCAAGACGCTACAAGTGTTGCCAATAAAAACATACTTATAATTTTTTTAATCATTTTTTAAACTTACTTAATGTGTTAACACCAAAGCTACCACCGACAATAGTCAACATGATATACCAAAACATATCAGGTGCATTTTGTAGTAGTAACCAACCTTTTTCCATATGTGGTTGTATCGGCTCAAAGAAATGAGCACCGAGTAAAATAGTAAAAACGAGAGTCAAATATTCATCTTTGAGGGAATTTTGACTAGCCTTGACTTGTGCTTTCTTGACTTCCGCCTCTGCCTTGCTTACTAATTTAGCACTCTCTAATTTTACAATATCAAGTTCTTTAGTCGCTTCTATTTCAGCGGCTCGAATGATCTTTTTCTTTTCCATAGCATGACTTGCTGCACCGATAACTTTATCAGCAACAAGTTTTGTTATGGGATTACTTAAAAAACCTAAAAATGGTAACATTATATTAACCTCGTTAATCCTACTAATATGGCTACGACACTCCCAATCCAAAAAACAGTCTTTACTGCTCCTTGTCCAAATGACATCTGTGTTTTCAGCTGAACAATGTCGTTAGAGTTCTTTTCCACGTCTTGATGGATATGCTCTAGCTTTTCAGCTAAATATTTTAATGTAATCTCATCATTTGGCATGGGTGATAATTCCTGTCTAAGATGTGAAGTGGGTTATAGTCTATTGATTCAAAGTACATTAGCTAGGCTCTGTAGGATAAGTAACAGAGTTTGGAAAACCAGCTTGTGATGTTATATCACGAAGTGCTTGTCTGTAAGTTTTCCAGTTGTCTGCAAGTGTTACATCACTATTAGCCATCCAGTCTGTAGCTGCTAGTAGTTCATCACGTTTCTCACGAACCTTTGCAGCAGCTCGTGCATCTGCACCATCAGCCCATGCTTGTTCTTCAGCGTCTCGTGCAGTTTCTTCATCTGCTGTTAACTGTATTGTCTCTCCGTTAACATTTTTAAATCTTGGCATATCGTTTCCTTTATTGTTGTTTTCTTATGAATTAACTATGCCAAACATAGTAATTTCTCCACTCTCAATGTTGCCTGCTGAAAAAGCAAATTTAATTGCATCAGTATCTTCAGCAGCTAATCGTGCAATAGTACCACCATTACTTCGTATGGCAGGTATAATATCACCATTTGTATCTTGGGTTGCAATTCCAACAGTCACCATTGTTGTGAAAGCAGCTAAATGTGGTGCAATTAAATGAGCTATACCACTTACTCCAAACTCGTTTGTATCACTTCCAACATTACCAGCTTGTGCTGATACTTGAAAACCAGTGAAAGCATTAGTATTGCCACTGTAGTCGCCTGAAGTTGTGTCAAAGCTACTGCCACCATCTGTTGAATGATACCCAAACAAAACAACATTATCATTTACAGGTATTACATGTTGAAAGTAAAATGCATAGTGGTCATATTTTGATGCATCAAACTGAGTAAATGTTACAGATGCTGCATTAGATATAGCACCACTAGAGACAATAAACTCTGTACCCCCACCACCAGCTAGAGTAGCAAAGGTAGGTGGCGCACCAGCACCTGCTGAAGTTAAAATTTGTCCTGCTGAACCTGTGGCTACTGCAACTGGATTACCAGATGCGTCATAACTAATTATGTTTCCATCAGTACCAGATGCCATTTTTGCAAGGGTTACTGCATTGTCTGCTATATGAGCAGTATCGATAGAACCATCTGTATAGTGTTCAGAGTTTATTGCATCATCTGCTATCTTAGCACCAGTAACTGCATCTGCATTTATCTTGGCTGTAGTTACAGCATTGTTAGCTATGGTCAATGCACCAGTATCTGCGAGTGTAGCATCACCGCTAATAACGTTGTCTATATATTTTGATGTGCCTGTGTCGTACAATAACAATGATCCGTCTGCTGGACTTGTAATGTTTGTGTCCGATAAATCGCTTACTGAAGGACTTGCTGTTATTGCTACCCAAGCACTACCACTATAGTATTTCAAAGCATTACTAGATGAATTAAAATACAAAGCTCCTGTAGCTAGTGCATCACCATCATTATCTACACTTGGATCGCTTGATTTTGCGCCTAAATACACATCATCAAAACTGTCTAGTGTTGCGGCAGCAGATGTTGCGCTACTTGCAGCGGCAGTTGCACTACTAGCGGCAGCTGTAGCAGAAGAAGCAGCTTCAGAAGCTTTTGTTGTAGCAGTATCTTTGTGGCCTGATGCTGTTGAGGCAGAACTCGCTGAAGCTGTAGCGGAACTGGCTGATGCAGTAGCAGATGTTGCAGAAGCTGTTGCTGATGTAGCTGCACTTACTGCGTCAACAATAAGTGTCCAATAGCTAGTGTTTGTTAAAGCTGTACCAACTGGACTTGCCTGTATACATATATATATATTATTTAGTTGCGCTGAAGTAGATCCTTTTACAATATCTCTTACAACATAAGCAGCTGTAGTTGTAGTAGCTGATGTACCTTTAAATGTTCCAATTTCTTGTGTTACAGCTATCTCACCACTAGAATCAAAAGCTAAAAGTTTGTTAGCTCTATCAGTTGCAGACGTAGTAAAGTCTGTAGAAGTCATAGTATTTGTACGTGATATTTTAATAGATCTATCTACTTGCTCTTGTAATTCTTGGGATAAAATAATAGAACGGTCAAAAGCAGTTTCAACAGTTTCTGCTGTAAATGGATCGTTTTCTACAAGATCAACAGTTTGTGTTTGTGTTGTAGCTCTCCTAATAAGTACTGTTACACCTGATGCTGGTGCAGATCCAAATGTTACATTACCACCACTAGACGCACCTACACCTGATACAGTATAATGCGTTGTTATTTCTTGTACTGTTTCTGCTCCTGTAGCTGCACGCAGTATTACTTGCAAATCTGTCTGTGCCAGTATCTTAAATTGATACGCAAATACAGTTGTACTTCCGTTTCCAGAATAACTGTTTTTTGCTATGGTGGTTGTTATTGTCATATTAGCTCCTATTATACACGATTGTTTTTTATTTTACAGCAATTAATTAGGAATAGTAGATGAATCAAAAATATTCATATTAAATAAATCGTTAGCTTTTTCTAAAGTAATTAATTCTGTATCTAATAATTGTTGTAGAATGTAAAATTTTTCTTCCTTAGTTTTTGCATTATCCATTAATTGCACAAGGTCATCACCTCCATTAGCTGTTATAGCATGTTTGCGAAATGAAGAATTATTTAGTAATTTTTTTGCATTATCTTGCATTAAAATATCCATTTCTTCAGCTGTTAATGTTTCTTGATTAATGTATTTATTAACAATGTTTCTATACTCAACTGTTTCTCGTGCTTTATCTTTTGTGTATTGTTTTTTTGCATCATATGCTTCGTTTAAAGCTGGATCACCTACTCTAATAATAACATTAGCAAGGCCACCTACAATAGGCATACCTAAATATTCTTCTATTTCATCTTTTATTTCTTCTGGAGTATCTCCTGATAAAACATATTTATTTAATCCTGTGCCTATATAACCAAAATTTGTTTCAATAAATTTCTTTATTGCTGCTTTCACAGTATTCATATCTTGCGCTTTATACACATTATCATCTAATGCAAATTCTTCCCAAAACGGATCATAGTAATTTTTTCCTGTTACAAAAGCAAAAGCCATACTAAATAACTTTAATAATGGAGCAGTAGTTAATGTAAATCTTTCACCTGCAAAATCTGCAATTTCAGTAATATCTGCATCCCCCATAGCAACATCTATAACACTTCCAAGCATACCATTATAAGCTCTAGATGTTTCGTCTAGTGGTATTCTTAAATAAACACTTTGTCCACTTTCAGTTGTAAACATAGGTAGCTGTATTATTGTAAAATTTTTTTCATCATATTCAGATACTCCGCTAAAATTTCTTGCCATATCTTCTCCTAATAACCCATATTTAACAGCTTTGTTATAAATCATAGGTAAAGTTTCATATAACATAGCTTGACTTGTTACCAATAAAGGATCTTCCATAAATCTACTATAATCTGCCCTTAATCCTTCTTTGAATGGATTATAGTAAAATAAAACTTGTTCCAAATCTGGTGATTTTCTTCCTTTTCTTAAAAAAGCTGGAGAACCAAATTCTGATTGTGTTCTAAGCATTAGCTCATTATCACTCATTTTTATTTTGCCTTTTTTTATTTGATCCATATAATATAAAACAGGTGCTAGTTTACCTGCTCTTTCTCTAAAATTGGCAAATTGACCTACTTTATTTAAAATTCCTTTTAATTTCCCAATCAATTTTGCATTTTGTGTAAATGTGTTTCTTTGCAATATTAATTCAAATTCTTCAGTAGCTGCATCAATTACTCCTTCATCACTTAATTTTTGTATTCTTTTTAATCCAGCTGTAGTATGATAACCTTCGCTAACTCCAATAAAATAACCATCTCTTTCCATTTTTCTTGTCAACTCTGTGCCATCTCCAAAAACACTTTTCCATGCAGGTACTGTTGATTTAAATTGATACATTAATAATTTAAGTGGCCCTAATCCAGCAACACTATTCCTAAGTGTTTTTCTGTAATCTCTAAGTTCATTGTTTACTAAAAAGAAAGGATTGTAATTAGTAAATATTCCTTTCCAAACATTATTTATATCATTCATAAACGCAAGGCTAAAACTTGTTTCGTAAGGATTCTTTCTTATTGCCATTTCCGCAAACTTGTTTATGTAAAAATATTTTGTTTTTCCATTTTGTATAAAATGCACTAATTTCATTCCTTGTGGAACCCTACTTGTTAATGGTTTTCCACCTGCAGTAGGTACTGCTTTAATTACTACATCTTTCCAACCATTGTAACCTGTTTTTTTTCTAACTCTTTCTGCATCAAATACTTCTAAATCTTTTTTATTTTGTTGTAACCATAAAACAAGATCGTGTACTGCCCTGTTATGCCTTAAATTTGACATCATAAGCAAATCATTTTGTATAGTTGATATTAGTGGGGATGTAATATCCTCTAATGAACCTACTGTTTGTTTATTAAAAGCACCAGTTGATAACATAGATGTTTTTTCTAATCTTTCTAAAGCATATTTTTTTTGGTTATATTTTATGTAAGATACATTATCTGTAAATGCCTTGAGTTGTTCATCAGTAAAAGCTCTACTCTCTCGCAATACTGGAAACACACTTTCTTCTCTTATTTTAAAAATTTTTGTAACAGCTTCATCTAAAATTGGATTATCTTTTGCATATTGTTTATAAACATCAGCAGCATTAGTTACATTTATACCGTACTTAGCAAATACAGGATTACCTGCCATATCTTTTTCTATCGCAGCAAATATTCCTTTCATGTTAGCAACTCCAGATCTTTGTGTAGACGTTGCTAAATTTCTTAAAACCATCATAGCTTCAAGTTCATTTGTGTTGTAGCCATTAGGTGCTGCGTTTTCTATTTGTATAATTACATCTTTCATTCTTTTTATATACTGGTCTTGAGCTGCACTTCCATATCTAAGTTTTTCCAAACTTGCGTTTGTATCTAATGTTAAATTATTTCTCCATTTTGTTTTTTTTAAATCAGGATTATCTACTCCAACTCCCATTCTTCTATAAAAATATCCCATATAATCAAGCATTTCTGTGTAAAAAATATCAAATTTATTTGCCATATATTTGTTTTTTTTGAAAGCTTCTATGTTTTCAGTTTTGTTTTTTGCAAAACTGTTTACCAATCCTGTAATAACATTTGCGTGTCTTGTGCTGCTACCTCCAGCATTTAAAGATCCTTGCAAACTTTCTAATGTTTCTCTAACAATCGGTCTTTTACTCATATAAGAATAAAATAATTGTGTTGCTTTTGGTGCGTGCATTGCTGTAAATTGTGGGTTTAATAAAAAAGACATCATAAAATCTGCAATTATTTCATTTGTATTTTCTCTATATCTTCTAAATTTTAAAGGTGCTGTTTCTTTGTTATATGGCCTAACAACTTCTGTCAATCTTACTAATTCTTTAGTTACTTCTTCTAAACTTATCAAACCCCTTTCTCTTATTTCAGCTTCTATTTTTTTAGCAAAAACAATTTCTGCTCTTTGTATCATTTCAGGTGTCATTTGTTCATCAACAACATTATTAACTTTATTAACTATTGGCTGAATATAAGGATCAATAGTACTTTTCATAGCAGCTCTATATATTTGCACTTGCAAACTTTTATCCAGCCTTAAAAAAACGTCTAAAAATTCTTCACTTATTTTTAAACCTTCTGGTGCATTTACTAATTTTACAATTTTTTCAGGAGTAACATCATATTCGTTTAATAATCTTTTTGTGTTTTTTGAAAATTCTGCTCTTGCTGCAAATTCAGCATCTAATTTTATTTTAGCAATTTGTTCAGGATTTAAAGCTGCTGGACTGTCAGGGCCTTTTCCAATAAATTCGTTCATGTATTTTTTTAAATTTGCCAGTTTTCCCAATAAATTTGTTTCATCATATTTTGGTTGAAAAAATTTAGAGCTTTTTCCTTTCATTGGATTTAGAGTAGATCCATCTAAGTAATCTATTAAATGTCCTATTTCGTGTGCCATTGTTTTTACAAATTCTTCTGGATTTTCTTGTAAAGCTTTTTTAATTTGTATTTCTGGATTACGTATCACTTTGCCATCACTATCTATTATTCCACGATAAAAAACACCTAATACATCAGGATTATTATTAATTATATTTTTTAATTGTGGATTTTGTTTAGTAGCTGATTTTATTAACTCAACTAATGTAAAAGAATCTAGCGGCTCTAATGCTTGATACCATTTTCTAAACACTTCATCAGTAACAGGTATTTGCGATATACCTTGACTATCTGGAGCTGGATCATCTCCTAAATGTTCTTTATCAGAATTCAATCCTTTACGATTTGAATTAGCAAATTTTTTATCTGTATTTGGTATATGTAAATTATAATAAGTATCAGACTGTTGTGATATGGTAGCACTTGGTTTTTTAGTTCTTATAGCTCCAATGACTTGCCTTGTAGTTTTATCTATTGCTACAAGAATTTTATTTGCATATAAAAATTGTACGTTGTTTACGTTTTTTAACAATTGATACAAATCGTTAGGTACTATAAATTTTTCATTTTTAGAG